TTAACGTTCTGTATTTGGAGCGGTGAAAATGACAAATGGAAAATACTACGCGACATGATCCAAATGTACTCAGGGCAACAATTTAAAACCCTAAGTGAAAAAGAAATAATTAAACACGCAACTTATTTAGAGCAGTTTTTTCAATTCGTAGATAATAAAAAGTTATACAAACCGGAAGAAATTTTAAAGATATTTCAGGAAAGCGAATGTAAGGTTGGGTTAATAGACCCGTTCACGGGACTCGATAGGCAAATGACCTACGAAGGAAACTATAATTTTATGAATGAAGTTAGGAAAGTAGTTAATTTTACAGGTATGACAATATACATAAATACGCACCCGAACACAGAAAGCGGAAGAGGTGGAAACGTTTACACGGAAGGCGAATGGAAAGGTAACTTAAAACCGCCAATGAAGGATCATGTAGAAGGTGGAAAAGCATTTAGTAACCGTTGCGATGATTTCTTTGTTATTCACAGATTAGTAAAGCACCCGACAATGAAATACGTCACCTGGGTAAATGTGGAAAAGGTTAAAGATATTGAAACAGGTGGAAGGCATACCGGATTAAATGAACCAATTTTATGTAATTTTAATAGTGGATTAGGCTTCGAAGTTGGCAACGTGGATCCATTACAGCAACACAGACCGAAAAGCAATTTATTCCCGGCTCAGAATCCTCAAAAAGTAATTAACTTAGATATTGTAAACGGAAAAGAAATAATGAGTACCTCAGACAAATTAAAACTAAAAAGCAATGACCCCTTCTAAATTAGATTTATTGGATATAATCACAGCAAAGGTAAACGTAAATACTGTATTAATGCGTATTAAATTAACCTTAGAAGAAATAAAGCAGAAACAACCAACGCGCCTTGACTACATTGAACCAATGGAAAAAAGCATTGAACAACTAACTGATAGTTATTTAGTTTTTACGGAACTTGAAAACGATTGGCGCCAGAGCAGACAAAGGAACTTAGACCTTGAATTAATAGTATTAAAACAAACTAAGGAAATAGAGGAGTTAAAGGAAATAGTAGAAACACAAAATAAAATGAATGAATTGTGAGGTGCAAAAACTGCAAACAACTATTTGAGCCGGTCAGATTCAATCAAAAGTATTGCTTCGAACCAGAATGCGTTAAAGTTTGGGTAACTACCGAACAGGAAAAGCAATGGAAAAAAAAGAAAGCAAAGTTAAAGGTTGAGCTAATGACAAAAAAGGATTACGAAAAAATCCTTCAACAGTTAGTAAATAAATACGTCCGAATGCGGGACAAGGGTCAACCGTGTATATCGTGCCAAAAACCAATCAAAGGTAAAATGGATGCGGGACACCTATACGCCGTCGGAAATTACCCCTCAGTACGTTTCAATTTAAAAAATATAAACGGTCAATGTATAAACTGCAACCAATATAACGGGGGTGCAATTAATGACTATCGATTAAACTTTGTACTAAAATACAGCCGTGAAGATTTAGAGGAGTTGGATATATTAGCTCACCAACAAAGGCAATATTCAGTAACTGAAATAAAAGAAATGATCCAGGAATTTAAGGAGCTGACAAAAAATTTTTAAAAAATATTTTCTAAAATAGTTGCTATATTAAAAAATATATGTAATTTTACGGAAACAATAAAACAAAACACAATGAAAACAATATCCGAATACCAACTAAAAAAAGTTAGTTCCGATTTACCAAAGGTGAAAGTAAACAATTCACAAATTGCTGCCGATTACATTCGTCAATTTTATTTTGACGATATATCGATATATGAAAGTTGTTTTGTACTATTGCTTAATAGAGCAAACGATACGATAGGATACGCAAAAATATCCCAGGGCGGAGTAACAGGAACTATAATTGACACGAAATTAGTTTTTAAATATGCGGTGGATAGCTTAGCGAGTTCACTTGTAATTTGCCACAATCACCCGAGCGGACAATTAACACCGAGCCAGGACGATATAAACATAACAAAGCGCATAAAAGAAGCCTGTAAGTTATTTGATATGTGCCTTTTGGATCACATTATTTTAACCGAAGAAAGTTATTACAGCTTTGCAGATAATGGCGACTTATGACACCAGAAGTTTACCAAGAAATTCAGGACTTAAAAAACGAAATAACACAATTAAACAATTTACTCATGATAACTTTTTTTGAAGAGCAGACCCACGAATTAACTAAAGAAGAAATGGAGTTAATTCCTATCGTAGTACATGGCTTTCGTCAGTACAAGAAAAATAACCCTATCAAAGCGGATTTAATAGTTCAGCGCATGAACTTATTTTTAGAAAATAACGGTTACAAAACACGATTAACACAACCGAGGTTAAGAAAGTTAGTTAACTATATTCGTACAAATGGCTTAATTCCGCTTATAGCGACCTCTAACGGCTATTTCACGACTGAATGTAGGGAAACTATTGCCGACCAAATAAAAAGCCTCCAGGAACGCGCAAATTCAATTAACAGATGCGCAGAGGGGTTAAGTAAATTTCTTTAAATAAATTAGTTTATATTAAAAAATATTAATTATCTTTGCAACACAATAAAAACAAATAATATGAAAGAAGTAATTAAAGCGTTCGCGCAATTTCAAAAAGAAGTTCCGGTAATTCACAAAGGAACCCAGGGCTACGGTTACTCGTATGCCGACCTTCCAACGATTTTGGAAGTAATTAACCCTTTATTAGATAAGCACGGTCTTACATACGTGCAGAAATTAAACACAAAAGAGGGGATAACGTACCTTAGTACAACGATAGTTCACATTGAAAGCGGTGAAATGATTGACAGTTGTGTTGAGATACCGAGAATAAGCATAGCAAAAATGAATGATTACCAATCTTTTGGATCGGGAATTACTTATTTTCGCAGGTACTCGTTAGCCGTAAGCCTTTCGTTGGTAACAGACGTGGATAACGATGCAGCAGGGGAACAGGTTAAGAAGGAAACAACTAAGCCAGAGCCACAGCAACCGCCAAAGTTATCCGTAAATCAATTTAATCAGTTGGTAGGTCATATAATGAACGGAACGGAACACCCGAAACACGGAACTTTTACCGTAGAATTAGCCAAAAAGCTATACGACCTCAGTGAAGAACAGTTACTAACTTTAAATGACCTGTAAAATGAAGCATAGTTGGTTAATAAGACCCTCCGAATTAGGGGGGTTAATGACTCAAGGTAGAAAAAAAGAAGAACTTTGGGGTGAAACAGCACTTAAAATTATTCAGAAAAACGTACTATTCCACAAGTGGGGAGTTGAGGAGCCTATTGTAATGACAAAACAAATGGATAAAGGTATTTACAACGAAGCGCAGAACATGGAATTAGCGGCACGGGTTTACGGTTGGTTAGACGTAGACACCAAACAACCAAAGAAACGACTTGTAAACGAGTTTTTCATAGGTGAACCAGATCACAATGGAATAAACTTAGTGGATATTAAATCGAGTTTTTCAGCGGATACCTTTCCATGGTTCGCAAACCCTGAAAATAAAGCCTACGAATATCAATTACAGGCTTACATGGACTTAACAGGACACCAGGAAGCGGAATTGGTTTACGTTTTAAGTAATCACCCGGAGCATTTAATTAGATCCGAAATAAAACGCCTAACATATTACTTCGTTGACAGACCTCACGAGTTTAATTTTGCTACTTCTATTGAAGATTTATGGACGTATGCAGAGGAAAAAGCCACAAAAATAGTAATGAAAGAAGCTATTGTTGACCATATTCCAGAGGAAAAGCGTGTACGTAGGTTCACAATTAAACGAGATAATGCACTAATCGAGTTGATGCACGAACGAGTAATTGAAGCACGTAAAAAGTTTGACGAATTAATGAACGAATTATGACACCACAAGAAAAAGCAAAAGAATTAGTTGAAAGAATGTTCAATGTAGACTTACAATGCGATAACGAAGCAATGTGTATGCTATATCCACACGCTATAAAATGCGCATTGATTGCAGTAGACGAAGTATTAGAATCAAATCGCTACCATTCAGATTACGATTGGTGGAAGGAAGTAAAACAGGAAATAGAAAAATTATGAAAGAAGAGTTTAAAAAAACAACCGAAGAAAAAGAAAAGCTGAAACAGTTGAAAAAAGAGTATAAATTAAAACAAAAACAAAATGGAAAAAAAGGATAACAGCGGGGCGTTGTTTACAAACGACAAAAAGCAAAAGGAAACACAACCGGATTTAAACGGGAAAGTAGTTATTGCAGGAACTGAATATTATTTAAGCGCCTGGAAGAAACAAACCAAAGAAGGTAAAAATTATTTAAGTTTATCATTTAAACCAGTTGAGGACCAAGTTAAAAACACGGTAGACGACTTTTTAAACTTTTAATATGAATTTATCAGACTTAAACAATTACACGCGATCAAAGATTATAGAGTACTTGCACGATAATAAGATGAGCGTTAACGCATTCGCGAAGCAGGTTGGAGTTTTTCAGCCTAATTTGTTAGTGTTTTTAAACGGTAAAACCTTATCCAGCAAGTCACTTGAAAAGATTTGGGCGTACTTTGAAAGCAGGGGAGTGAAATAAATCCCCTTTTTTTTGTTAGTATTAATATTATTTAATATATTTGTAAAAAATAAACACAATGACAATAGAAGAAACTAAAGACATGATTGAAGGAATGCAGGATCGCATTGCCACTTTCGCAGATTGCGCCACAATGGCTGCTAAATTCGGACACGAAAGATTAGTAGAAAAATACGTGCATCGAGTAGCGTTATGTTCACGAGGATTAAAACGCCTACAACTTCACCTTGAAGGCTTAAAACACGAAAATAACGCGATATGAAACAGACAGCAGTAGAATGGTTGGTTGAGCATTTAAACTTAGATGAAACATCACCTAATTATAATAATTTGACAATCGAAAAAGCCAAGCAAATGGAAAAGGAGCAGATAATAGAGTTTGCAAATAATTATGGATTTGACATTTGTGCTTATGATTATGAAAGAGCAGAACAATACTACAACGAAACCTTTAAAT